GGCGCATTAGGTGCCGCATTAGTTGCAGCTCCTGTAGCTTTACCTGCTGCTATTGTAACAGCAAGTGGGTACCTCATTGCTGCAGGAGGAGTTACCGCGGCCCTCTCTCAACTTACAGTAGAAGATAAAAAAGACCTAGACTAATAGGTTTATTAACTATTTTTACGTATATTATATAGTATGTATACTGTAAAAATGAAACAAGAAGCTACCTCCGGATTCATAGGATTTACAAGTCTAGGTGATTTTTTAAATTCTTTGATTGGTACAAAGACTTGGTTAATAAATAGTTGTGTAGCTATTGGAGCTGGACTAACTTCATTTGTAACAAGTTATCTTTGGGATGATCCAAAAGCTGTATTTACTCTATGGAGTCTTATGATTGCTGACTGGATTACAGGAATTGCAAAAGGAGTAATCAATAAAAGATTTGTAAGCTTTAAGATTTGGCGGATGCCATTATACTTTGTAGCCACAGCGTACATTCTTCATATCTCTTGGAACATGGCTAAAGGTAATATAGTTTATACATGGCTTCCAGGATTAGTAATAGGAGGATTTTATTCTGTTTATTTTGTATCTGTATTAGAAAATCTAGGAGCAATTGGATTACTTCCAAAACCTATTGTAAGATTATTAAAAGCTAAGTTTGGACTAAAGAAGCTTTTTGATAATGATGAAACCAACTAAATAAAACAATATGCTAACAACAGCACAAGCAACAGCAAAGTATGGTAAACCTAATGAAACAGGTACAGGTTACCTTACTACAATTATTTGTCCTTATCCATTGCGTATAGCATGGGATACTGATACTACTACCACAAGAGTAAGATGTCATAGATTAATTGCAGATAAACTTCTAGCAGTATTTAATGATCTTCTTTCACATTACGGATCAGCAAGACTAAAAGAACTAGGTATTGATCTTTTTGGTGGATGTTTTAATTACCGCAAAATGCGCGGCGGCACCTCTTGGAGTAAGCATGCGTGGGGAATAGCAATAGATTTAGATCCTGCTAGAAATACTCTTAAAGAAACAAAACGTACAGCAAGATTTGCTAGACCAGAGTACAAACCTATGATTGATATATTCTACAAGCATGGCTTTATATCTCTTGGTGTAGAAAAAGATTATGACTGGATGCACTTTGAAATAAAAGAATAGTATGAAGTTTAGAAATAGCTGGACAGTAAAAAACAAACTCTGGGATAAGTTTGCTATTAGACTTAGAGTAGGAGCAATTGATTTCTTTACAATAGAGCTAGATATCTCTAGAGATTTCTATATGATTACCGTCCTAAACTTTACACTTAAAAACAGATAATTATGAAAACAGGAAAAAGATTATATGATATGGGAGGTGACGTTATAGCAGATTACTTTCCATCCAATATGGCTGAAAATACAATGTGGCCTGGTAGAAAAAGTAAAGCAAGTAAAAAAGCTAATAGATATAATAAGCGTAATATCTGTAGACAAGGTATGAAATGCTACAATCCTAATAGATAATACTTAAACCTTTACTTTAACCCAGCAGGATTAACTTGCTGGGTTTTTTGTTTTTAAATAAATCAAGTTTAAACTTTTATTGTATATTTGCTAAAACCAATACAGTAATTATGGAGAATACAGTACATGAGCAAGAGCTCACGCAAGAAGAACTTCAAGCAAGAAAAGATGAGATGCTGCAGTTCTACACAGAATCACTTCCTTATTTGGAAGCACAGTGGAAACATGAAGACTTGCTAATGAAGATTGATGAGGCTAGATTTAAAAGAGCCCAGTATCAGATTCAGTATGCAATGATGATGAATCCACCACAGGAATCAGAGTCACCAGAAGAACTGCGTGAAGAAATCCAGAAAGAGAGAAAGCTTAAAAAATCTTAATCATGGCCTTAGTAAACCAAGTACAGAAGCGTGTTAGAATGCCTAAGTGGGAGGTTGTAAAGTTTCAGATACTAACTCACTGTTATATTAACCGTATAACAGTGAGTGAATCTGACTTAAACTGTCTTACATTACTTAGCTTTAATCAGCCAATTGAGTTGACACACTTTTGTTATGATGCATCAGCTGAGGAAGATTGGATATTTAAAACTCCTCAGACTGTCCGTAACTGTATTAACAAGGCTGAGAAGAATAACTTAGTAGTAAAAGATCCAAGCAATAAGAAAGTTATAATGCTTAATCCAACACTACAAATACAGACAGAAGGAACTGTGCTACTTGATTATAAATTTCTAGGCAATGATACCCAAGAAACCGCAAGTAATAATTAAGCAAGTAGCAGAAGAGTTAGATCTTCCGGAATCTCTAGTAGATGACATAATAAGTTTCTACTATAAAGAAGTAAGAAGAAATTTATCAAGTTTAGAACATATAAAATTAAACTTACCAGGTTTAGGAAACTTTATAATGAAACAAAGAGCTGTCGGTGTTCAGATAAAAAAACATGAAGGAGCAAAAAAGTTTTACAATAAAGACACATTCAAGAATCACCATAACCTTAAGTTAGTAGAACAAAGACTTGAGAAACTAACAAATGCAAAACAAAAGATCAATACCTTTTTAGAAGAAAAGAAAAACTTTAAAGATGGCAGGGAAACTGAAGGACATATGGAAGAATAGAAAACAGATTATGGAGGGAGTTAAGAACTCTATAATCCGTGATGAGTTTGTAGAAGAAGTAGCATCAGATAGAATGAATATCTGTACTTCTTGCATCTACAAAGATGTAGATGGTGCAGATTGTCTTGTACCGGGTACACAACCCTGTTGTAAATTATGTGGATGCTCTCTTGAATTTAAGACAAGAGCATTATCTGCTAACTGCCCTGATGATAGATGGGAAGCATTAGTATCAGAAGAAGATGAAGATGAACTAGATAAGTTATGAGTATAGTATTTAATGCTGCTGATCATAGCTACAAAAGCATTGAGGCAGATGATATAAACTGGATAAGTGTTACATCACTTGTTTCCAACTTTAAAAAACCATTTGATGCTAAAGCTGTTGCTGAAAGAGTAAGTAAGAGCAAAAGATCAAAATGGTACGGTATTCCGCCAGCAAAGATTCTAGAGATATGGGATAGAGAATCTAACCGTGCTACATCTCTAGGTACTTACTATCATAACCAAAGAGAAACTGATATATGCTCTCTTGCATCTCTAGAAAGAGATGGCTTTACCATACCTGTTATAACTCCGGTGCCTGAGTTAGATGGATTAAAACAAGCACCGTCACAAAGACTTGATCCAGGAGTATATCCTGAACACATGGTGTTTTTAAAATCAGCTGGTATATGTGGCCAATCAGACCTGGTAGAAGTAGTCAATGATCAAGTATACATAATAGACTACAAGACAAACAAAGAGATAAGAACAGAATCTTATGTAAATTGGGAAGGTATATCAGAGAAACTACTCTTTCCTGTAAACAACTTAGATGACTGTCATTTTAATCACTATGCATTACAATTGAGTATTTATATGTATATTATACTCAAGTATAACCCAAAGTTAAAACCAAGCAAGATGTTTATACATCATGTACAGTTTGAAACAGAGGGTGAAGATGAGTATGGGTACCCAATTATTAAGTATACATCAGAGGGTGATCCTGTTGTAAAAGAAGTTATACCAATGGAAATACCTTACTTAAAAGATGAAGTAATATCAATTATAAACTGGTTACATGAAAACCGGGACCAAATAAAAAAGAAATGATAGCTAAACTATTTGATGTACAAAACGGTGTAGTAATTCCATCAGAGCATTGTTATACTCTGAAGGCACTAAAAGATATAATGGATAATTATCCTGATGATCACCTTAAGATCTATTTATATCTGTTCTACATGACCTGTCCTAACCCAAATTTAAACCCATTCTTTAATGTGCCACATATGGACAAAGAAGACATTATACTAAATGAAATAGAAGCTACATTCTCTACAGAAGATGATGATGTAGTTACAGCACTTAGATTCTGTCAAAAAATGTATGAAACTCCTACTTCCCGTGCGTATGAGGGTATGCAGAAAGCACTGGATAGAATATCTAGATACTTAGCTACTGCGCAAATCACAGATGGTAAAGACGGTAACATAGCTCAAATTAGAGCTCTTGCTAAAGACTTTGATGGTATTAGACAATCTTTTAAGGGAGTATACAAAGATCTCCAAGAAGAACAGCAAAGCAAAGTAAGAGGTGGTCAGGGTCTAGCATATGATATGTAATGGAGGCATTCTGGGAAAACATACCAACTTGGGATAATGGTAAATGGACTACAACGTCTTTTGCTAGAAGAGATGAGTTCCGTATATTCTTACTTACTATATTCAAAGAGCCTGGTCAGTATAACTTTAATGAGGATTCTAGTAAAATCTTTAATGAGCAAGCTCAGATCTTTAAATCAACTAAGGTATATTGTGTAGCTCCGTTTAAGTCTAAGGACTTTATGAAGTACTGGGATGACCAGAAGCTTAAATGCCGGAATGGAGTATTAGTAAAGTCAGGTAAAGAAACATGGTATCTAGCCCGGGAGTATTACATGTGGCTAAACTTCTTA